TCGCTTATGACAATGCACAAGAAGCATGGACAGCTCGCTACAACCACGAAACTATCGCCCTTGGCTTTAGCTTGACTGAAGAAGCAATCGAAGACAACCTCTACGATTCTTTGTCAGCTCGCTACACCAAAGGTCTAGCTCGTGCTATGGCTTACACCAAACAGGTTAAGGCTGCTGCAGTATTGAACAACGGTTTCAACAACCAAGTTACTTATGGTGACGGTCAAGCATTGTTCTCTACAGCACATCCATTGATCTCTGGTGGTGTTAACGCCAACACTCCATCTACTCCTGCTGACTTGAACGAAACTGCATTGGAAAATGCTGTTATTCAAATCGCTGCGTGGACAGATGAACGTGGTCTCTTGATCGCTGCTCGTCCTAAGAAGTTAGTTGTTCCTCCTGCACTCCAGTTCGTTGCAACTCGCTTGCTCGAAACTGAACTCCGTGTTGGTACAAACAACAACGACATCAACGCAATTAAGAACAATGGTTCTGTTCCAGAAGGTTACACAATTAACCACTTCTTGACCGCAACTAATGCATGGTTCTTGACAACTGATGTTCCTAACGGACTCAAGCACTTCGTACGTATCCCATTGCAAAACAGCATGGACGGCGACTTCGATACTGGTAACGTTCGTTACAAGTCTCGTGAGCGTTATTCCTTCGGTGTTTCTGATCCTTTGGGTATCTACGGTTCTTACTAATAGAACACAATCAAACGTAAATAAGTTTGGACCCCGCCCAAAAAGCGGGGTTTTTCTTTAGTCTTGTACTTGAACAGTACTTTCTTTTTTATTATTCTCTGTTACGGCTAATGGTGGAAAGCATAAAACACTTAATGTTTTTGCAAACGCAGCAGCCATTGAGCAGTCAATTCCAACAGAATCGTATGAATAACAGGTGACTCCCGGCACATCAACAGTAATAGTCTTCTGGAATGGGTACAAAATATCCAAGAATTGTTGTGCTCCTGCTGGGCTAATAGTGTAGCAACAGGTTCCAAAGTAGTAATAAAGACGCATAAACACAGGATCTACAGGAGTATTTAAGTAGGTCTGTTTGTTTTCAATTGCATGTTTATTGCTAAAGGTCATACAAACTGGGGTAAGCTCTGGTAGCGTTCCAGCAAATACTTCTCCATCCATATTCCATCCCCAAGCAATAAAGTCATACGGATGATTCGCCGCTTTTAATCCATCTATTGCTCGCTGCAAGTCTTTGTGTATCTCTGCATCATCCTCGCAGATTAGGAAATCTTCAGTTCCAGCGGCGCATTTTTTCCACAGTTCTACATGGGATAAGGCTACCCCATGAGCATATTGATTAAAGCTATTGATTGGCTCTAAATCTTTTCCATCTACGGCATCAAATATCTGGAAGTCCATATGCTGGTTAATATTTAAAAAACGCTCAAGTCTTTCTGGGGTGCGCTTTAAAGAAATTACATAGTTCATACTGTTTCCTCTTCATCCAAAATAAACCAGTCTTCATTGCTTGGCATTCCTTCTGTTACTAGACGATATCCCTTGCTAACTAGTAAATCAATGATGGGCTGTTGCATATGGGTATTGTTATGCTCGCAAGTAATGACCTTAATCTTGTATTTATCAAAGTCAAAGGCGCTCAAGATGCGCAATTCGCTGCCTTCAGTATCAATGGATAGATAATCAATCTCAGTTGGTGCGTTGTATAAAGCAAGCAAATCCATAAGTGAAATGGTTTGTACAAAGTACCGCTCGCCAGACCTGCGTTGATCAGCCCACATATCTAGGTCAGAGTATTCATCAATGCAAGCTAAGTCCCTATTCTGCGTCTCATTGAATAAAACAGTTTCATTAGATGCGCTCCACACGCATTTAAGGCTCACATTGCAGGTACGGTTCTTTTGCAAGTCCTCATGCCAGTGTTTGCAAGGTTCTGCAACAATTCCGTTCCAACCGTATTCTTTTTCTAGCAAATAAGTATTGCTAATATCTTTGCCATTGGTAGCGCCAAACTCTACAAAATAGCCATTCTTTTTACCCTTAAGGGTTTCTAATACAAATAGGTCTTGCTTATGCTGAGAATAGCTCATTTAAAAACTCCTTTGTTTTATTAATGCCCATAAAAAATTGATGCTGACTTGCAAGATTGTCATACTTAAAAAGCTGCATAACTCCAGCTTTGACATATGGATCTACAAAATACAGATCTCTCCAATAATCCTCATTGTTTCCTACCCACATTAAAGTCGGTATATTTAAAGCACAGCTTAGCGTTTTAATGGCGCTATCACTGGCGATCATTGCATCACATTGTTCTACATAGGAAAGGCTCTTAGCTATGTATGGATATGCTACAAATTTAACTGCATCAGACTCCTTAAGTCCTGACGCTTTGATCTCTTCTGGCAATCCAAACACCAAAACATTGTATTCAGATAGCTCATGTACCAACTCTGGAGGTATTTCTTTGAGTGGTTTATGGGTTTTTTTTCTGTAAATTAGCGAGTTTTGACTGCCATTTAGGTGCAATCCGACAACTTTTTTGTTGTTTTTAAACACAGGTTTTTGCTTAATAAAAGGATTTGAATCGTAAAAATACGTCCTATCACATTGAATAATTGGTTCTTTTATCACTAAAGCATCTAGTTTTTGCTTCTTTTCCTCTTCAGTTGTGTACTGAATAACAATTTCTGGCGTAACTCCAAAGTGATTAAACAGCTCTTTAGCACCTTTGAAGTGCATTAGAACAAAGTACCGATAAGTCTTGTTCTTGAGAATGAATGGTAGAAATTGAATAAAGTCACCAAGCCCTCCCTCGGCTAGTGACAAATAGCTATTGCGTTGCACGTTTGTCTAAGTCCCTCTTAATGTCAGCTACTACATTATCCCAATTCATAAATTCTTTTTGGCGGTAGATCTTAAAGCTTGGATACCAATCAGTTCTATCTGTATTCTCGAGCCAGCGCCAGCAAGTATCAAATCGGTTCATTAACCAAACCTCTTTGCCCATTGCTCCTGCCAAGTGAGCTGTAGAGGTATCTACGGTTATTATACAGTCTAGGTTTTGTATAATAGCTGCCGTATCCGAGAAGTCTTTAACATCGCCCATGAGGTCTACCATTGGAAACGGATACTCTTTAGCCCCAAATTGTAGGTTATAGAACTCCACATCAGGCGTATAAATCTGAGCTAGCTTTTCAATTGGAATATTACGGCGCTCATTTACAGCCCAGATCTCAGGCTGATCTGCACGATACCCACCAGACCAAACTACACCAATACGTAACTTAGACGAATTACCCATCTTTTGTCTAAAATGCGATACCTTTTCTGGGTCAGCTTGAATGTATGGTGCATACGGAATATTGTTTACCCTAGTCTTAAACATTGCAGGAAGGCTCATCATTGGGCACTGATAGTCGTATTCAGGGATATCCTTGGGGTCAGTTTTAACCTCATCAATATAAGGGTTGTTCCTAAATAGTTCAGCAATTTCTGGCTTAACTGCAGCAATAACCTTAGAACCACATTCCTTTAGCTGTTGTACATAGCGGATAAACTGCAATGTATCTCCAAGACCTTGTTCGTGGTAGATATAGATGGTTTTATTTTTAAGATCTTCTCCCTGCCAAAGACGGGGTAAATTAGACGGTTTGTACTTATTGAACCAGCGACGCTCATGTCCAGCCCACCCGTTCTCTAAATCGCCTTTTAGAAGGTAAACAAAGCCAATATTGAACTTAGCATCATTGTTATCTGGATTAAGCTCTGTAGCCTTTTTAAATGCCTCAATGGACTCATCTAGACGCATTAGTACATGAAGGCAGAACCCTTTATTGTTATAGGCTCCAAAGTATGTTGGCTCAATCTCAATAGCCTTATTAAAACATTCTAGCGCTTGATTAAATTCCTGCAAATTCTGGTAACACAGACCCATATTGGTATAGGCAGTGTAGTATTTTGGGTTAGATAAAACTGCTTTATGGTAGCAATCTATTGCTTTAGCTGGCTGATTTAGATCTTTGTAGCAGTTGCCTTGGTTAAAATAAGCATCAGTAAAGTTCTTATTTATCTTCAAAGCAGTCTCATAATCCTCTAAAGCAAGTTCATATTGCTTCAGGGTTTGGTACAAATTACCACGATTATTGTAGGTAGAAGGGTCTTTTTTAGACTGTAAAGACTTTTCAAAGAAGCTTAAAGCATCAAAAGGTCTATTTGCTTCAGCCAGCATAATGCCCATAAGACCCAAAGTTTCTGGTTGTTTTGGGGCAATTTTTAGGACTTGCTCGCACAGCAAATAAGCCTTTTGTGACTGACCTTGGTTTCTTAAGATAAAGGCTTGGCTATAAAGGGATTCCACCCTATTCTCTCTCTGTTTCTTCATCCCACCAATTGTATACCAAATGCTATTGCATATTTTAAAAATGATGTAGAATTACCACATCTGGGTGATTACCCGTATTGACTGCCCCAGCAGACGATGCAACGACAGTACGGGAACTTTTGCATAAGGAAACTTAACATGGCACGTAGTACATTTGACGGCCCAATTATTGCTGGTGAAAACCGCTTTGGCCCACAACGCAACATTGGTTATTCAGACTTAAGCCAATCTGCATTCTTAGACTTTTCTGTAACAACTCCAAACACTGCTAACTATGGCGGTGGATCTGGTATTTTTGTTACATCAAACAATATTCCTAATAACGTAGCTACTCTTTATACCCCGCAAAACGGCGTATTGGCTGCGGCTCCAACCTTGGGAACAGTTCCTACCGCTGACACAACTGGTACTATTTACCGTGGTGCTCAATTCTGGCTCCCATACGGCGCAGATATTAGCCAAGTTATTGTTGACGTAGGTACATTGCCAACTGACGGTACACATACAGCAACTTCTATCCAACCATATGTTTCTAATGCATTTGCTACATCTACTGGTGTATATGCAACGATGGCTGCTATTACTTCAGCTACTCGTGGTACAGCAACATATCCCGGCGCTGCACTAGCAAATAGTTCTAACACATTGAATGATGTTCAGAATCTTGTTTCTGGTCAGCGTCCAGTATGGTTTACTCAGTTGGTTGTCACACTAGCAATCACTGGTACTGGCTTAACAACTCCAACCACTGGTCAAATTGAAATTACAGTTAAGTATGCTCAAGCTGATTACAACATTGGTAATGCTACAACTTACCCATACGGTAACTTTGATTAATTAATCCCGGGGGACTTCGGTCCCCATTTAACAACTTAGGAGATTAATTATGACAATGCAGTATGATGTAAAAGGCTCGTACAATATTAGTTCACCAGCTACTATTACCACTAATCGTCAAAGATTAAAGGGGTATATGTATCTTGGCAATGGTACACAAGGATCTATTATCTATACAGATACAACTTCTGGAGCTGTATTATGGGAACAAATAGTATCAGCATCTGATACTTATACAATTAGTCTTGTATTTCCCGGTGAAGGCGTTCTTGCAGCTGGTGGTTTGACTGTAACATTTAGTGACTGTGCTTACGTTTCTACTATTTACGGTTAATCATGTCTTTATTTGAAATATTAACAGTTACAGCGTACTTATTAGGCGCTGCTATTGCTTATGTTGTCAAAGATAAGTCTGATGAACTAAAGCGCCAAGGTATTCTTTTGAATAAAACACGTGAAGAAATAGCTCGTGACTACATTACTAAGACTGAAGTTCGTAGCGATATGAACCAAATAATCGCCCGTTTTGATAGACTAGAAGCTAAGCTTGATCGTTTTATTGAAGGACAACATAGTGCCTAGTAAAAGTAAAAAGCAGCACAATCTTATGGAAGCTGTGGCTCATAACCCAGCTTTTGCTAAGAAGGTTGGAATCAAACAATCAGTTGGGAAAGATTTCGCAAAGGCTGATAAAGGCAAGAAGTTCGGTACGGGTGGAAGCCCTACTGTAACCCGTGGTGGGAAAGGTATGATTAATCGCCAAGCTACTCGTTTTGGTAGTGTATTAGGTGAAGAAAAGAATGTTCCTAACATTAATTTAAACAAGTATGCTGGTAAGAAAACCGGCGGAAAAATAAGGAAATAATCATGGCAATTAAGAAAGTATCCCAAAAAGAAACTATGGGCGAAAAGTCTATGGGTAAAGTTAAGACTGGTGCTCCTAGCATTGATGGTATTGCTGAACGTGGTAAAACAAAAGGCAAACAAATCAAGATGTCTGGCAACACAGTTGGTAATGGTCCATTGGTTCACACCAAATAAGGTAAATCATGCCGACTATTAAAGAAGCTTTATTGGGTACAGATGAGCAGAATCGTGTTGCTCAAGCTAACCTTGATAAACAAGCATCTGAAGGCTCTAAGTTAGCTAAGTTCTTGGGTGGTAATCCTGAGCCTAAGCAACCTCAGCAAGCTCCAGTTCAAAAGAAAAAAGGTGGAATTATGGAACACAAACATAAGATTGAGCATGAGAAAAAACATGCTGCTGGCTTTCAGCACGAGCAAGAAAAAGTTGTTAAACATGCTGCTGGTCACAAAATGCACCATGAGCATATCAAGTCCATGTCTAAAGGCGGGAAGGGCTGCTAATGCGAGCCTCTCGTGGTATGGGTGCAATTAACCCATCTAAAATGCCTAAAGGTAAAACGATTGTTCGCAAGGACAATCCTGATGATGTAACTATGTATAAGGAGGGCGGTAAAGTGGCAGAAAAGTGGATACAAAAGTCTATTAAAAAGCCGGGAGCATTACGCAAAGAATTAGGCGTAAAAGAAGGCAAGACTATTCCTGCTAAGAAGTTAGCTGCTGCAGCAAAGAAACCGGGAACAATCGGTAAACGTGCTCGCTTAGCTGAGACTTTAAAAGGTATGAAAAAATGATTAAGCACATTAAAAAAGTGCTTTCTCTATTTTCTAAACCGAAAGAGGAAATTCAGCCTAATGAATGGCCTTTTCCAGTAGAGTCTAAGCCAGTTAAGAAGAAAGCTGTCTTAAAGAAAGCTACTACACGCAAACCTAAAGCAGTTGCTCAAAAGGCTACAACTGTTGTTAAAAAGACAACAAAGGTTAAGAAAAAATGAGTACATCGGGTACAACGCTATTTAATTTAAATATGGGCGACCTCGTAGAGGAAGCCTTTGAGCGTTGTGGCTCGCAACTCAGAACTGGTTACGACTTCAGAACGGCTGCCCGTAGCGTCAATATGCTGACGATTGAATGGGCTAATCGTGGCATTAATCTTTGGACTATTGAGCAAGGTCAAATTCCAATCAATATTAATGGTGGTCAAATCAGTTATCCAATTCCCGTAGATACCATAGATTTATACGATCACGTTATCAGGACAGGCTCAGGCCAAGGTCAAGTCGATATTAATCTCACTCGTATCTCCGGGGATACTTACCTTACCATTCCTAATAAAAACGCCTATGGGCGCCCTATTCAGATTTGGATAGACAGACAGTCAGGCAATGTGGATGCAACGCCTGTGACCACATTATCGCAAGCCGCAGCGTCTACTGATACTACCTTGTATGTAACATCCACACAAAACCTGCGTAGCCAAGGATATGTCAATATTGATGGTGAGACTATTCTTTACCAAAACATCGGCACAGCTAACGGTGGAAATGCTAATCAGCTCCTAAATTGTTTCCGTGCTCAAAACGGTACTACAGCTACAGCCCATTTGTCTGGTGCGTCTTTATATAACAATTTCCTGCCAAACGTTAATATTTGGCCTACTGGTCAGCCCGGTACTCAATACACTTTGATCTACTGGCGTATGCGTCGTCTACAAGACTCTGGTACTGGTATAAATACAGAAGATATCCCATTCCGTTGGATTCCTTGTTTGGCTGCAGGATTGTCATATTACCTATCCATGAAAATTGCAGGCATTGATCCTAACAGGATTCCAATGCTTAAAGCTGATTATGAGCAACAATTTGAGTTTGCGTCTGATGAAGACCGTGAAAAAGCTCCTGTTCGGTTTGTACCAAGAAATTTGTATTACGCTAGATAACCATGCCAAATAAGTTTGCCTCTGGTAAATATGCGATTTCCCAGTGCGATCGCTGTAGCTTCAGATACCCTCTGAAGGAATTGCGTATTCAGACTTTGAAAACAAAGCCTTATAGGGTAAAAGTATGTCAAACCTGTTGGGATCCTGACCATCCTCAGTTACAATTGGGTATGTATCCGGTCAATGACCCACAGGCAGTACGGGAACCACGTCCAGATACTAGTTATTATTCGTCAGGCAATACTGGTCTATATACCAGTCCAACATCTAGCACTAATGTAAATAATGCTGGATTTCCAACGGATGGTAGTAGAGAATTCCAGTGGGCTTGGAACCCTGTAGGTGGAGCAAGTTATTTTGATCGTTATTTAACGCCAAATAGCTTGGTACCAGTAATTAACATTGGAACAGTAACTGTAGTAACAACTTAGGAGTATTAACATGGCAAAACATGATGATGTAGCAGAAGACAAGAAATTAATTAAAAGCATGGTTAAACCTAGTGCCGTTAAAAAAGGCATGAAAAAAGGTGGTGTAACTGGCAAAGAAATGCGGGCAGTAGGTCGCAATATGGCTCGTGCAATGAATCAAAAGTCTAGCTCAAGAGGTCGCTAATATGGCAACTAAAGTTAAGGCAACAAAAAAGAACAGCTCACCAATGGTGACTGGTCGTGCTAAAGCAAAGGCTGCTGAGTCTACCGAGAAAAAAGGTACTGGCGTAGCTGCTGA